GTCACTGTCAAAAGCAGCCGTAAAGACCGCTTCTAGTTCTGCTGCTGAAAGGTCAGAGTCCAAAAGGTTACCTACGATTGCGCTCATTTCTTCTACGCTTGCTTCTGCACTAAAGACGGTATCCATCACAATTGTAAGTTCTTGGGCTGAAAGATTAGAACTCAGCAAAGAAACTAAGATTTCAGACACTTGCTCGGTATCAGATGTATCGGCAAGTACGGCATCCATTACAGCAGTAAATTGTTCTGTAGAAAGGTCTGCGTCCAAAATGGTATCAAGTGCAGCCGTTATCTCTTCTGTTGAAGCATCAGGGGTAAAAGCGTTATCAAGAATGTCAATTAATACCGCATCCGATATAACCTCACTGACAGACGGTAGCGTTTGATCTGGACAAACAGTAGCGTTTGACCCGTTACACAAGTCTTCCGAAGTCGGAATAGTAGTGTAATCAGGTAGCGTGGTCGGTAGTGTTTGGTCTGTGTCAACGGTAGTGTCTGGGTATGTTTCATCTGGTATTGAGTCTGTTGTCTCAGTTGGTATCTCTTCGGGGATTAGTATTGGTGTTTCTTCAGGAATCAACTCTGGGATGGTTACTTCTGGCATGGTTGTGGATGTCGTCCCCGTTGGTACTTCTATTATTGGAGAAATATAGACGGGAACAGTAGATGTCGGAATTTCTGGTGTTGTTGACGTGGTCGTTGTTGATTGGGGCAATGTTGTTTGGGGTACGAAAGAAGTAGTTGTAGATATTGGAATATCTATTGTGGTCGTAACCGATACTGTAGTATCGGGAGAAATAGTAGTCGTGGTTGTTGTGGTAGTTGGAACAGTTGTTGTAGTCGTAGTACTTGTTGTTGTTGTTGTAGTGGTGGTTGTGGAAGTGGTAGAAGTGGTAGAAGTGGTAGTTGTAGAAGTGGTAGTTGTAGAAGTGGAACTGGTAGAAGTGGAAGTGGTAGAAGTAGTCGTCGTTGCTTCAACAAAGCCATTCCAAAGCGACAAATTACTGATTGTTAAATGACCAGGTTGACAGCAAGTATCTATTGAATATTGTCGGAATGTAAAGATGTCACCCACTTGAACGGGTATTGATTTAGTTCCTGTTGCAGTATTTGCATAAGTCAACTGAACATAGACACCATTTACTGCGTACTGAGGGGGATCGTAGTAAGCACCATCAAGGGTTTGGTAGGCCCAAGTAAAGTCCACTGTGCTTACACCTTGAGGAATGGTTGCTTCTATTTTTACCCAATGAGCAGCACCGCTACATCCGTTATAGTCAGGACCGTGTAAAGTGATCGCATCACCGATTAACTCAACAGATCCACCGCATGCTTGTGATTGGCTGTATGTCCACTCACCAAGTGTGTCTGCCTTAACAGAAGTAGTAAAAGGAGTGATCCAAGCAAATATCGCTACAGGAAGGTATATCCAGAATCCTTTACGTAGTTTAGGCACGAACCATTATAGTTGAGGATTACCTTGCGCTTGTTTTAACTGTTGCTGATACTGAGGCCATGTCTGAAAAGCAAATGACTGATAGAGGTTAATAGCATTCAAGTACGGATAAAGTTTGGTACTTACAAAGGGATACCCAAACTCAAAGGCTTGCTGAGCCTCATCATGTGCATCATGTAATGATTTTCTAATGTGCACTTTCATGGCATCAATGAACCCTTCGTTCTCTTCTTGAACCATCAGCAAGTCTTGAGTGTCTTGCAGAGTTAAATGCTTACCGTCATATTTAACAATTGGTCCATAGTTTGTTGTGACAATTTCGTATTCCATGTTGTTACCACTTTCCAATAGGGCAAGTTTGCGATGACATTTTAGTCTTGATTAACATAAAGCATCCACACTTTTTGCATTGCTTTGTAGGGGTAAAAAAGTGTGGGCAAACTTTACAGATATCCATACGTGTTTTTGCTAGTTCAGTTGTCATACAGGAGAGTATACAAAACTTTCAATGGTTGATGCCTGCGCCCCAGTAGCGGTAGTTTTGACAATTATTCCGTGCTTTGTTGCTCTTGTGGCTGTAGGGGTTTGTTGGATTTGGGCAACAGCACCGCCTGTACTTAGTTGTGCTGTAGCCGTAATTTGCCCAGCCTCATTGGTAACTACTTGAACAAAACCAATACCACCAGGAGTGGTTGCATTTGTGCCCACATCCACAGAACCCATTTCCGTCACAGTACCATTTACAGACTTAATTAGTTTGAGTTTGTGCGTGTAATACGTAGTTGCATTGTAGGAGTTTCCCCCACCTGAAGCCGTACAAGTCTGTTGAACATAGGTAGTACCCGAAGTTGCTGGGTGGTACACAAACCAGTTATTGTTTACAGTCATGCAAGCAAAATACCCACCATAACATCCATCTCCGTGCCGATCTCCACCAGTGAAGAAACAACCATATTGCCAGTTTGCATATCCAAGAAAAGTATCGTAAGCACAACACCCATTGACACCACAGACGTAACAAGACACTGGAGAACCATCCGCCCTATTAGCGCAGTTTAAACCTCCTGCAACTGCAAGAGCGCACACTCCGTTATTTGTTTCTGAATAATCCCCACCACTACCACAATAAGCAGCAGTGCTATATGGAGCATTATAACTACAGTCATAGTTATATGAGTACGCTGGAACAGTGCAAGTACCATTACCATTATTAGTATCACCAGCATTGCAACCAAAGTATTGAGTTCTTTCAGTAACAGCCGCCCACCAAGTATTGGAACTAGTTACCCAAAAAGCAGTTCCCCATCCTTGATTAAGTTCCCCAGCGTTAGCACGAACGCTTACATTCTTAGTGTTTGCAGTAAAAGTTGCAAGTGGATTTAATGCTGGCGATGAATACGTAGTTGCTTTATTAATTTGAATTTCCCATGCACCATTAATGTTGGACCATTTAGATGCTAAAGAAGCGCCGTTTGTTCCCGTAAACTCATCGGTAAATGCGGGAAGAATGCCAGATGTAGAGGCAATGATGCCAGTAAGCATAACTAACTCGTAAGGTTTCCGATAAGTACCCAAGTGCTAGCGGCGGTCTTGATAAGGGTAGCGGCGGCGTACTGACCATTCAGTTTATACTTATTGCTTTCCGCATAAAGCGTGGCATTACCCGCACCAACAGTAACTACGTTTGCAGTTGATCCAGTCTGCAAGATGTCCACCCGATCACCGATGCTAAAGTTTGCTTCGGAGTCGTTAGGCACTAACAAAGAAAATGCTCCAGAGTTATTAATTAGGAGTACCTTCCCTAAGTCGTCAAGAGTCAAGGTACGCCCAGCAGTAATTGTATCTACTTGTGAGTTAAACCCAGTCAAGTTTCTACTAGCGGCGTTTTCAGAAAGGCGAGAAATCACGAAATCTCTGCCCCAAACAACGAGAACGAGAAGTTAGCACTTGAAGCATAAACCGTGACCACATCTGTAGCCGCCAAAGTCAAACCAATACTAAGAGTTACAGTGTCCTTAGCCAGAATGTTGGCATCAAAAATAATGTAATGCAGGTTGGCAAGTGTTGCCCCAGCAGGTCGGACAGCCACTCGGTAAGTAGCCGAAGTTGTGCCTCGGTTGCACACGGAGAGAGTTGATGCAACTACTGACTTGCCAGCACCAATTGTCAAAATATCCGTAGCAATAGTTGCTGACGGGGCAGATTGGGCTAATACTTTATATACTTGGGCCACGGGCGCTCCTTAGAAGTCTGTAATGCCCTAGTTTACACTACCTTGTGGAGGGTGGGATTGGGGCAAATATTAGCCAACGGGAATAGCGGACCACAACCCAATAGGACATTCTGAATTTCGTAATTTTACTTTAACCTTCATAAAACAACCACATTGCTTACAAGTTGCTGTTGGTTTAAATAGGTGATCACAATCCTGACAGATTGCAAACCGTTCTTTAGGAGTATTGGCTTCCATGATTAGTCAGCAAATTCGTCTGTAATCTCACCAGTCAGAACAGAAACCAATACCCATGTTGTAGAACTTTCAACCCAGTCATACTCTTTACCATCGTTTGGTTTAGGGGTTGGAGATTCCCAATCATTACTAGAGTTCAAAATCCATGATGGAAATGGGCTTGGGTTGATGAAAATATCTTTAGTTGAATCATATTTAGCACCAATCATTGGGTATTGCTTTCTAAATGAACCGTTATAGGAAGCCTGTACCCAAGTTGTGTCAGGATGCAACGAAACTAAAAAGTCTTTACCAAGTTGCTCTTGTTCGTTACCATTAGCATCTCTAATAACATCATTGTTTATAACAGCGACGTTTACAACAATATTGTTTTCATTTGTTTGAGCAAAGTGTGCCATATTAAATAGTTACCGTTCCAGTTCCATTGAATCGGTAAACATGGTATCCGCTTTCAATTGCATATGATGGTGATCCCGTCGTTGCACTTGCTGCTGCAAAAGTTGCAGGCCAACGCACACCACAGAATCCTGAACCGCCAGAACTGTTGCTGGATGCTCCTCCGTTACCAGTGTTTGCTCCACCGCTACCACCAGTTACAGCACCTTCAGAAACGTAACGACCCCCACCACCATATCCATAGTTATTTCCTGCAAAACCTTTTATACCGCTACCACCAGCACCAGCGTATTGGAAACCAGAACAGCCACGGTTTACACCGCAACCATTTTGACCATTAGAACCTTGAGCGCTATCAACGGTTGCACCGAAGTCTCCACAAGTTCCACCACCATCGCATGAACCGCCTCCACCAGAACCACCAGCGCCAGCGTTTCCATTACAGTAACCACCTCCACCGCCACCGCTTACACCCGTGTAACCAGTCCAACCCGTTCCACTAGCATATGAAGCACCACCAGCACCAGCAACAGTAAAGGTATATGTTGCCCCAGGAACAACCGTTGAAGAACCACCGTATGTTCCTCCAGCACCACCACCACCTGAAGTAGCACCACAACCATAACTAGGAGAACCGCCACCACCAGCAACAAGTAGGTATTCAACACTTACTGGAGAAGGAAGGCTACCAAGAAAGAAAGTTGCGACAGATCCAGTGGAGTTTCTACTTGAACGTGGGGCTAAAACCCCACCAGATATTGCACGACCTCCAGCAGTAGTCCCTAAAAAAGTGGGCATAATAACCCCTTAGGCAATTACGTTGACGTATCCGTGAACAACAATTACGTTTGTTGTAGCAGCAAAAGCCTTTACGGTTAGTGCCGTAGCATTACCTTTAAGCAATAAGCCTGGGACAATTAGGTATAGACCGTTCTCAGCCTTAACTGTATATTCAATGTTTCCGTTAGGTGCAGTTGCTTCGCCCCACTCAATTGTCAACTTAACATCAGTTGCCGAAGAGTTTACGGCGTACAACCAAACCTCATGTAATTGAGCAGTGTTAGTTGGACCAGTATGGACTAAGGTTCCTGCTGTTGCAGTTGCTGCAACAAGAACACCCTTACCATCGGTTGAGTTACTAAGAACTGTTTTGCTAAATGTTGCCATGATGTCTCCTAATTAAATATTCTGTTGTTTAAAACAACTTGGTCGTTTTCCCAATTGGTCACTTTGGTTGAGTCAATAGCCGCTGAAGCATTGATGTCTGCGTTGACAATGGTACCATCAGTGATCATAGTGCTAGTTATTGTTCCTGAGGGGGCGCTAAATGTTCCCGTAAATGAAGCATTATTTATTGGGGCTTTAGCATCTAATTGAGTTTGGATAGCAGAGGTGACCCCGTCCACGTACCCGATTTCCGTTGAGGAAACGGTGCCAATAGAGGTAGTGGAAGGAAGAACAACTGTCCCAGTAAAAGTTGGTCCCGCAGTGGGAGCAAGTCCTGTAACTGCGCCAGTGTTACCGTTGATAGAAGTAACACCGCCTTGGTAGGCAAGGCTATTCCACGCCGTAGAACCATTTCCAAGTTTGAGTTTTCCCGTGTCGGTTTCTCCGCCCAGTTCGCCAGACGCAAGGGTTGGGTTAGCCGCAGTCCAAGCCGCCGCCGTGTCCCTACGAATCAATATTCGTCTAGTTGTCATGAAGCATCTCCAATTAGGGTCACGTTGGGATTAAACGTATAACTACAATACCATCCGCACCACGGCTTGGTGCTGCTGTTCCAGATGCGCCACTTCCACTATTTGCTGCTGGATCTGGACCACCATCACTATTATTGTACTTTCCATAACCACCAACACAGTAAGTAACCGAAGAACCAGTGCGTATAGAGTTTGCACGACCAGCGCCACCAGTTTGTCCTGCATCACTACCTGCTCCACCTGCTCCACCACCACCACCACCTGCATGGTACTGTCCTGGGCTATGGACACCATAACCGCCAGCATTTGTGTTTGGACCAGAAGCACTACCACCTGAGTCAGTTCCACCTCCACCACGGCTTCCGCCACCACCACCAGAGCCACCAGGTCTTCCACCTGTTGATGCAAAACCGTTCGGGTAACCACCACCTCCACCGCCTTGCGCCGAATACAAAGAACCAAAACTGCTAGGGCTTCCGTCTGATAGGGAACCATACCCACCGCCACCAACAGTTACTGCGTATGTTCCTGCCGCCAACACATAAGAAGATACCTCGTTCATAGCCCCAGCACCACCGCCACCGCTACCGTAGTTGTTGCCCATGTCTTGACCTCCACGACCACCTCCACCACCCACTACAAGCATATCTACGATTTTTGGTTCAGATATTGTAAAAACTCCAGATGATGTGAATGAGTGCACTTTATAAGTTGAATACAATGTAATAACACCACCAGTAGATTCAAAGGCACCACCGCCCGCCCAATAGGTTGCAGCCTGACTTGTATTTCCACGATTGTGTCGTGGGTTGAGAGAACCACCAGAAACAGACCTGCCACCAGAAGTGATCTTGTTTAAACTATGCATGTATGTATCCTTTGATTAAAGGAATACCTGAGCAGCCAAAATGATTTGGGCATCTTCAACAAAACCATTGGGCATTGTAACAGTGCCTGTAAAGGTGGGGGAAGCAAGTGGTGCTTTGGTGTCAATCTGTGTTTGAATGGCAGAAGTAACACCGTCCACGTAGCCGATTTCGGTTGATGTGACAGTTCCAATGGATGTTGTTGCAGGCAAAACTACGGTTCCCGTAAATGTAGGACCAGCAGTTGGGGCAAGACCCGTAACTGCACCTGTAGAACCATTTACAGAAGTAACATTACTTTGATAACCAAGGCTAGTCCATGCTGTGGATCCATTACCAAGTTTAAGTTTGCCTGTATCAGTCTCGTGCCCGAACTCACCAGCAGCAAGCGTTGGGTTGTTCGCTGTCCAGTTAGCAGCCGTGTCACGGCGAATAAGAATGCGGCGATATGCCATTATGCGCCTCCACCATCATCTACAAAATAAGCGTTGAGAGGTGTATCAGAAAAACCGCTATCAGAAACAGTTTGTGGGAAGCGCTTCCAAACACCGTTAAGATAGCGCCAAACCATACCTCCAGCCACGTATTCATCTCCAGAAGATGGGGAGTTAGGGAAATCAATTGGTGCGGGCATTATGCGATAACCAAACTTCCTGAGGATGTAAACGTGTGAACTGTGTAAGAACCAGAAGTTGTGATGGTTCCACCCGTAGCGGAACCAGCACTAGTTAAATACCTAACAATAACAATGCCCGAACCTCCAGCACCACCGCCAGCACCACCCGTGTCACCACCACCACCACCACCGCCACCAGTATTGGCTGTACCAGCCGTACCTACACCACCGTTTCCACCAGCACCACCACCACCCGTAACAGAACCAACAGTTCCCGCTGAATACAAACCTCCCGAACCGCCACCAGCACGGGCAACCGAAGTACCAGTAATAGATGAAGAAACACCCGAACCACCAGCACCAGACACACCACTACCTACAGTCGCCGCACCAACACCACCAGCACCACCGCCACCAGCACCAGCGTTGTTTCCTAATGCGCCTGTTCCTGTTCCGCCGCCATACCCCTCATTTGCTGTTCCGTTTCCTGCTGTTGTGCCACCAACCTGTCCACTACCACCACCACCCGAACCACCATTAGCACCATTGGCAGCACTACCGCCACCACCACCACCACCCGAAGCAGTCACCGTTCCAAAAACACTATTTGAGCCAGTTCCCCCAACACCAGCACTTCCATTCACCGAACCACCCGCACCAACTGTGACCGTATAAGAAGTTCCAATGGTAAGAGAAATCA